GATAATAAATGTATCGGGACTTAATATCGCTTTGCCTGCCCAACCTAAAGAGTGTCTTCAAAGACACTCAAAACCATCTGAGCAGTATTGGGAGAGACAAGAGTTGCCAAAGGAACTTGCAAAGATTCAGTCCATCTTTCAATGGAACGAGAGACCAAAAGAGTTTAAAGACAGATGGGTTGACTATATCGAGAAAGAGTTTGACTATCGGGAGGAAGGCTTTTGGTTTATGAATAACGGGAAGCCCTGTTATATTACAGGTGCTCACTATATGTACCTTCAGTGGTCAAGCATTGACGTTGGTTATCCTGACTTTAGAGAGGCCAATCGAATCTTCTTTTTGTTTTGGGAAGCGTGCAAGGCAGACCCAAGATGTTTTGGTATGGTGTACTTAAAGATTAGACGTTCAGGATTTTCCTTTATGGCATCGTCAGAGTGCGTAAACATAGGAACGCTTGCGCGTGATTCACGTGTAGGTATACTATCCAAGACGGGTGCTGACGCAAAGAAGATGTTTACCGACAAGGTTGTGCCTATCAACAGTAGACTACCATTCTTCTTCAAACCTATTATGGACGGTATGGATAAGCCAAAGACTGAGTTGGCGTTTCGCGTGCCTGCCTCTAAGATTACAAAGAAGAATATGTATGAGTCTTCGGGGGAGGAGATAGAGGGGTTGGACACTACCATAGATTGGAAGAACACAGAAGAGAACTCATATGACGGAGAGAAGTTAGCCTTCTTGGCTCACGATGAGTCGGGCAAGTGGGTAAAGCCAAACAACATCCTAAACAATTGGCGCGTTACCAAGACCTGTTTGCGATTGGGTAGCAAGATAATCGGCAAGTGTATGATGGGTTCCACCTCTAATGCTTTGAGCAAGGGAGGTGACAACTTTAAAAAACTGTATGAGGATTCCCGTATAGGAGTGCGTAACGCTAATGGTCAGACCAAGAGCGGGATGTACTCGTTGTTTATTCCAATGGAGTGGAATATGGAAGGCTTTATTGACATTCACGGGATGCCTGTATTCAGAAAGTCTGAAGAGAAAGTAAGAGGAGTAGATGGCAATTGGATTAGTAATGGTGCTATAGATTATTGGGAGGCTGAGGTTGATTCATTGAAGCATGACTCAGATGCCCTTAATGAATTTTATCGTCAGTTCCCAAGAACAGAATCACACGCCTTCCGTGATGAGAGTAAGCAAGCCCTGTTTAACCTAACTAAGATATATCAGCAGATTGATTACAATGACTCTCTCATAATAGACCAACACGTAACTCGTGGGAGTTTTATGTGGAAGGACGGCATCAAGGATACGCAGGTGATATTCATGCCCGACAAGCGTGGGCGTTTTGCAATTACGTGGGTTCCTCCAAAGCAGATGCAAAATAATGTTCACGTGCGTAATGGAATCAAGTTCCCCGGCAATGAGCACTTGGGTTCATTTGGTTGTGACTCATATGATATCTCTGCTGTTGTGGATGGAAGGGGGTCGAATGGTTCTCTTCATGGAATGACCAAGTTTCATATGGACGAAGCTCCTGTCAATGATTTTTTTTTAGAATACATTGCTCGACCACAAACGGCTGAGATATTCTTTGAAGAGGTGCTTATGGCCTGTGTGTTTTATGGTATGCCTATCTTGGCTGAGAACAATAAGCCTCGATTACTCTATCACTTTAAGAACAGAGGATATCGCGGCTTCTGTATGAACAGGCCCGATAAGCAGTATGCTAAGCTGTCTAAGACTGAGCGTGAACTCGGAGGGATACCCAACTCATCCGAGGATGTAAAGCAGGCTCACGCTTCTGCAATAGAGTCATACATTGAGAAATGCATTGGGATGGACTTGTCGGGTTCTTATAGAGACCCTGAAGAGATGGGGTCTATGTTGTTTACAAGAACTCTTGAGGATTGGGCTAAGTTTGATATTAACGACAGAACTAAGTTTGATGCATCTATCAGTTCGGGATTAGCTATTATGGCTAACCAAAAACATCTTTATATGCCTGAGAAAAAAGAATCCAAAATAAGTATTAACTTCGCAAGATACAAGAATGACGGAAACACAAGTCAATTGATTCAATGAAGAATATAGAAATCAACATACTATCTACAAGCTTCCCAAGTCAGTTTGCTACTGATGCTGAAAAAGAATCAGATGGATTTGGGCTTCAAGTTGGACAAGCCATTCAATACGAATGGTTCAGAAAAGATGGAACCTCTTGTAGATATTATAATCAGTGGCGTGATTTCCATAGACTCCGTCTTTATGCTCGTGGAGAACAGGGCACGGCTAAATATAAAAATGAATTAGCTATTGACGGGGACTTGTCTTATCTTAATTTAGATTGGACACCTGTTCCTGTTATACCAAAGTTTGTAGATATCGTGGTTAACGGTATGTCAGACCGAATGTTTAAAGTGAAGGCATATGCACAAGATGCAATGTCTCAGGCTAAACGTAGTAAGTATCAGGAAATGATTGAAACTCAAATGGCAGGCAAGCCTGTACTTGAGAAGATTCAAGAACTGACAGGAGCTAATCCATTTATGGTTGAGCCTGATGAGTTGCCCGAGAGTGATGATGAGTTGTCATTGTTTATGCAGCTTAACTATAAGCCTGCTATTGAGATAGCCGAAGAAGAGGCAATCAATACAATCTTCGATGAGAACCATTATCAAGATACCCGTAAAAGACTTGACTATGATAGTACCGTATTGGGCATAGCTGTTTGTAAGCACGAGTTCTTACAGGGTACAGGCGTTAAGATTTCATACGTAGACCCGGCAAACATTGTATACAGTTACACTGAAGACCCATACTTCAAAGATTGTTTTTATTGGGGTGAGATTAAGACCGTTCCGCTTACTGAGCTGTACAAGATTGACCAATCACTTACCGCTGAAGACCTCAAGGAGATATCTCAATATAGTCAAGGATGGTATGACTACTACAATGTAGCAAGGTTCTATGAGAACAGCGTGTTCTTTAGAGATACTTGTACTTTGATGTACTTCAACTACAAGACCACTAAGAAGATTGTATATAAGAAGAAGAGACTTGACAATGGTGGCACACGTGTAATTGAGAAAGACGATACGTTCAATCCTCCAACTGAAATGATGGAGGAAGGGAACTTTGAAAAGATTGAGAAGACAATTGACGTATGGTATGAGGGTATCATGGTTATGGGAACCAACATCCTTTTGAAATGGGAGTTATCTGAAAATATGGTTCGTCCCAAGTCAGCATCTCAACACGCGCTTCCTAATTATTTTGCTTGTGCTCCTCGTATGTACAAGGGTGTGATTGAATCGTTGGTTCGCAGGATGATTCCATTTGCTGACCTTATTCAAATCACCCACTTAAAGTTGCAGCAAGTTATTGCGCGTGTAGTTCCTGATGGTGTGTTCATTGATGCGGATGGACTTAATGAGGTTGACCTTGGTACGGGTAATGCTTACAATCCTGAGGATGCACTTCGTTTGTATTTCCAAACGGGTAGTGTTATTGGACGTAGCTTTACGCAAGATGGTGACTTTAATAATGCCCGTGTTCCTATTACTCAGCTCACATCTAATTCAGGAGCAGCCAAGACTCAAATGTTGATTGCCAATTACAATCACTATATGGATATGATTAGAACAGTAACGGGTCTTAATGAAGCCCGGGATGGTTCTACTCCTGACCCACATTCATTGGTTGGCCTTCAAAAGTTAGCAGCATTAAACTCAAACACGGCTACTCGTCATATCCTTGAGAGCGGATTGAATATCTATCGCTCATTGGCAGAAGCAATTACTTATCGCATATCCGACATCTTGGAGTACGCTGACTTTAAAGAAGAGTTTATAAATCAGATAGGTCGATTCAACGTCTCTATTCTTGGAGATATATCAGACCTGTATATATACGACTTTGGAATCTTCATTGAGGTTTCTCCTGATGAAGAGCAGAAGGCTCAGCTTGAACAGAACATTCAAATGGCATTGTCTAAGGGTGACATCAACCTTGAGGATGCAATTGATATTCGTGAGATAAAAAATATCAAGCTCGCTAATCAGCTTCTCAAGTTAAAGCGAAATAAGAAAGAGCAACGCGAAGAAAAGATGGCTATGCAAAAGCAGGCAATGATTGCTCAGCAACAACTCAAGTCTCAAGAGTTAGCCGCACAGGTTGCAATGCAAAAGATACAGGCAGAGTCACAAGCCAAGATGCAAATTAAGCAGGCTGAGGTTGCATTTGAGATTGAGAAGATGAAGCAGGAGGCTGCAATGAAATCTCAACTTATGGCTCAGGAATTTGATTACAATATGAGATTGGGTTCGATGGAGACATCAAGTCTTAGTCAGCGTGAGAAAGAGAAAGAGGATGCCAAGGCAAAGCGCATTGGCATTCAGAACACTCAGCAATCTAAATTGATTAATCAAAGAAAGAACAATCTTCCTCCAATGAACTTTGAGTCTAATGAGGACAGCTTAGACGGGTTTGACTTGGCTGAGTTTTCGCCTCGATAAAAGATTGAAAAATTTGTTGTAAGTTTGTAACCAATAAAATCAAATCAAATGCAATTTAAAGAAGTAAGGGTACTTGAGACAGGAGACACCAAGAGTGTAGCAGAGAAAGAAGCGGAATTGCTCGCTAAACACGAGGCAGCACAAACGCAAGCAGATGCAGCCTCACAGGCAGAACCTCAAAATGGAACAGAAGGCGAACCTTTAAATGGAGAGTCTCAGTTACCTGAACTAAAAGAAGAAGACGTTCTTTCATATATTGGAAAAAGATATAATAAGCAAATCAATTCTTTTGATGAGTTGATGGCTGAACGTCAACAGGCAGAACAAATGCCTGAGGATGTAGCGGCTTATATGAAATTTAAGAAGGAGACAGGTCGTGGGTTTGAAGACTTTATTAAATTGAATAAAGACTACGAATCAATGGACGGTGATATACTCCTAAGAGAATACCTTTCCTCTACACAAGAGGGACTTGACTCAGAAGACATTGAGGCTTTAATGGATGACTATAGGTTTGATGAAGACCTTGATGATGAGTCTCGAGTTAAGAAGGTAAGAATTGAGAGAAAAAAAGTTATTGCTGAGGCAAAGAAATTCTTTAATACTCAAAAGGAAAAGTACAGAATACCCCTTGAGTCAAGCGCGGTTGGTGTTCCTGCTGAGGATAAAGAAGAGTATGAAGCATTTAAGCAGTATATAGGCAAGGCGAAAACCATAGAGGAGGAGAACAACCGTAAGCGTCAATGGTTTGACCAAAAAACGGATGAGGTATTTAGCGGAGAGTTCAAAGGTTTTGAGTTCAATGTGAATGACCGAAAGTTCAAATTTTCTCCCGGAGACGCTGCTGAGTTGAAGAAAGTCCAATCGACACCCGCGAACTTTATTAATAAGTTCTTGGATGAAAATGGATTGATGAAAGACGCAGCAGGCTACCATAGGTCATTAGCTATTGCTATGAACCCCGACAAGTTTGCCAAACACTTCTATGAGCAAGGATTGGCAGACGCAACTGATGATGTTGCCCGTAAGATTAAGAATGTAAATATGTCTGAACGGAAAGCTCCTGAGGTTACGTCAACTAACAACGGGTTTCAGGTGAAAGCGGTCAACCCTGATTCCGGGAGGAATCTAAAAATCCGCAGTGCAAAACGAATTTAACGAATTTAAAAATTAAACAAAATGGCAGGTAATCTTTTATCAAGTCCCACCTTTGCGCTTCAACCCGCGCCCGAACAGGTGGCTCTACAAACAAATTACATTACTAACTTCAACTTCTTAAATCAGTATCTTCCTGATACTTATGAGAAGGAATTTGAGCGTTATGGTAATCGTACAATTGCATCGTTCCTCCGTATGGTAGGAGCTGAGATGCCTTCAAATTCTGACCAAATCAAGTGGGCAGAACAAGGTCGTCTTCACATTAAGTATACTAACTGTCTCTCAAACGCAGCAGCTGCGGCAGGCACAGCTACAATTACTGTAACTGACACAGGCGTTACTTTTGTTGCTGTTCGCGTTGGTCAAACTGTAATGATTCAGCAGAACGCTACAGGTATTTTCAACAAGGGTATCGTTACGTCTGTTCCAACCGCAACTACTTTTACTATTGCTTACTATGAGGCGGCAGGTCAAGCTTTTGCCGCTTTGCAACCTTGTAGCGTATTCATCTATGGTTCTGAATTTCGTAAAGGAACTAATGGAATGATTGGTTCTTTGGAAGCTGAAGATTCAATCTTTTCAAACTCTCCAATCATTATCAAAGATAAGTATGCTGTGAATGGTTCTGATATGGCTCAAATTGGTTGGGTAGAGGTGACTACCGAGAATGGTGCTACAGGATACCTTTGGTATTTGAAAAGCGAGCACGAAACTCGTTTGCGTTTTGAGGACTATCTTGAGACAGCAATGATTGAGGCAGTTCCTGCTGAAGCGGGTTCAGGTGTTGCAACTCAGGCTGTCAACACCACTGTAGGTAACAAAGGTTCAGAAGGTATCTTCTACGTAGTTAACAACCGTGGTAACGTATGGGGCGCAGGCACTCCAACTACTCTTTCAGAGTGGGACACAATCGTTCAGCGTTTGGACAAGCAAGGTGCAATTGAGGAGAACGTAGTATTCGTTAACCGTCAGTTGAGCTTTGACATTGACAATATGTTGGCCGGATTAAATGGAGGAAGCTCTGCCGCAGCTACAACCCCATCTTACGGTGCTTCTTATGGTCTTTTCGACAACGACATTGCTATGGCGTTGAACCTTGGATTCACAGGATTCCGCAGAGGTTATGACTTCTATAAGTCAGATTGGAAATACCTTAACGACCCAACAATGCGCGGTGGCTTGAGTGCTGCTGCTCCTACTGCTACAGGTACTGTAACAGGTCTTCTTGTTCCTGCGGGTTCTACTTCAGTGTATGACCAAATTATGGGCAAGAACGCTAAGCGTCCATTCCTTCACGTGCGCTACCGCGCATCTGAGGCTGAAGACCGCAGATACAAGACTTGGATTACAGGTTCTGCGGGAGGTGCTGCTACAAGCGACCTCGATGCAATGGAGGTGAACTTCTTGTCTGAGCGTGCAGTATGTACCTTAGGCGCGAACAACTTCATCTTGTTCCGTTACGGATAATCAATTTGAAAAGCGGGAGTGTCTTTGAAGACACTCCCCTTTTTACTTAATCAAATCAAATTTAATTAAATACAATTATGAAGAATAAAGTTATTGCCGATAAGGTATACCGATTGCTAAATGGAAGTCCACTTTCCTATACATTGGCATCACGTAATAATCCTCGATTTCCACTGATGTGGTTTGATGAGGAAAAAAACATTAATCGAGTTCTTAGATATGCATCCAATCAAAAGTCTCCATTTGAGGATGAGCAAGATGGAAATGCTATCTTAGAGCCAATAGTTTTTGAAGACGGAATGCTTTCTGTTTCAAGAACAAATCCTGTGCTACAGGCATTTTTACATTACCATCCTCATAACGGTTCTATTTTTGTAGAGGTTGACAACGAAAAAGATGCTATGGCTGAGGTAGAGGATTTAAACATAGAGGTAGACGCATTGATTCAGGCTCGTCAATTGACAATAGAGCAGATTGAAATGCTTACTCGTGTGTTCTTTGGCAAAGACCCATCGACTGTTTCAACAGCTGAATTGAAGCGAGACCTTTTGATTTTTGCCAAAAAGTATCCGCAGTCATTCTTAGATACATTGAATGACCCTGAGCTTCGATTCCAATCTAAAGTGCGATTGTTCTTTGAGAACAATTTGTTGACCCTTAGAAACGGAGGTAAGGAGATATGGTTTAATACCGCCACTAATAAAAAGAAGATGTGCTCTGTTCCATATGGACAACAAGCCTATGATGCAGCAGAGTTATTCTTACAAAGTGATGATGGCATTGATGCTCTTAAAATGTTAGAGACAATGATTGAAAAATAAAGTTTGGATGTGTTATAGTTATTGTGATTAGATGATTAGTTTACTGAAGGGGAGGG